TTTTATTAAATGTGATAATCATGTCCCCCATAATATCTAAAACCTCTTGTGGGGTTTCTCTACTTCCAATTATTGTAATTATTTTACTCATTTACCCTCCTACGCCTTCATTGTGTAACCGAAGACTTTTGCTCCGAAATAATCTGCCCAATATTTTTCTTGTTCATTTAAATTATCTGTTACTTCAATTATCTCAAAAGTAAAATTAAATATTTTTTTCTTTTTCATTACAGCATATAATTTGTTGTTTGTTGCCGTATCAACTCCGGCGCCCCTTTTACAATGGGTTAGCCATCTTGAACCGATATCTACAGATTGCCCGATGTAGCACATTCCATTTTCCTTATCTGTTATTTTATAAATTCCTTTTAACTTTTTACCTTCACAAACTCGTTTTATTAAATCATCAACTGGATTTCTATAGTAATAATCAAAAATCAACTTGTTCGCCGCGTTTTTAATTTTGGTTCCAGGTATTGTTTCAATAACTTTAAGAAGCCTATCTATTTGATTTATTTCTTCATCGTCTATTATGATAGAATGAAATTCCATGTAATGTTCTTCATGATATTGCCTTCGTCTTGCACTTATTGCGGCAGCCTCAATTGATTTCATCTTGTTGATTGCGGCCTGAATAGCTTCTATTTTTTCCTTCTGATTCAATTCTTTTTCATAAATTATTTCAGAAAGATTTGCTTCAAATTCCATTAACTCTTTTTGTTTTAAAATTATTTTTTCTTCAATGATACGCTCTTCTTTTTCAATTTTTTTAATTGTTTCTAATTCAATTTCTTTTAATTTTTCATCTCTTAGCAAGGACAACTCTTTGTTTAAATCCTTAATCTTTTTCTCTTTAATCTCATTTGCTTCTAATTTAGCCTTGTTTATTAACTCTTGGGCTTTCAAATTAGTTTTAGACAAAATTGCTTGGGCTTCTAAATTAGTGTCTGCCAACTTATTGTCAACTTCTAATTCCGCGATAGTTAGCTCCATTTCCCTAGTAGCCATCTCTCTTTTATTTCTTTTTAATTTTTTTTCAAGACTTAAAAAATTGTCTTTAATTCGCTTGTTTAGTATTGAAACTCCAATTACAATTATAAATAAAATTGCTATCAGAATATGCTCGGTTGTAATAAGCTGGAACATTTAATCAACTCCTTTAAGTTTATAACTTATTATATCAAATTTTAAGAAAAAAATCAAATTTTCGTGATCATGATCTAATTTTAAAACTAACAACGAAAGATGCGAAGCATCTTTCAATTAAGCCATTCTTCAAGGCTAAATTCTATTAGATTTTACCACATCCCATTTATTTTGTCAACTTTTTGAAATCTTAAAATTTGGCGTTATTCAAATCTTATGATATAATGATGATAGAGTATCGGGTATATAACACTACTCCTGGTGCAAATTTGACTTTGATTATACCTTGTGGTATAATTATATTATAGTAAAGAGGAGGTTTTAGAATGAGTTATGGAAAATGCCCTAAATGTGGTTTAAATGCTACTTTAATGTATTCTCATAATCCTGGAGCAGTTCCAATTTGCTTTTCTTGTATAGAAGATGCTTATGACTATACAAATTTAAAGGATGTGAACATCTTCTGTCGAACTTTTGATTTATCTTTCAATCCAGAGCAATGGATTCAAATAGCAAATAAGAAGGGAAAAGAAGCTTTTCGTATTTATGCGGAAACAAGATTGCAATTAGACTCGAAATTTAAACATCAATTAGATCCAATATGGGATTTAGCAAATAAAGAGTGGGAAAATGTTAGAACACATGATAAGCTACTTGGCAAAATAGCAACAATTAAAAACGGATTTTTAGAAAGAGCTCTAATTAAATGGGGTCCAGGTTATACTTTTAATGATTACTTGGAAATGGAAAATTTATTTATCGAAACAGTTAAGAGTCATGATTTACAAGACCCATTACATTTTGATAATTTAAAAAAAGCTTGTAGATTATCCGTAGAGATGAATAAAGCAATTTTAGAAAAAAAATATAAAGATTTAGATTTATTAACCAAATCTTCTGAACGTTTTTTAAAAGCGGCTGGAATAGATTCTTCAATTGGTAAAATTGCAAAAGAAGGTACAATAGCTACTGTTGCGGATTTATGCGGTTATTTAGAAAGCAATGGTTTTGAATTTAACTTTTATGATAAAGTAGAACGAGATGTTGTAGATGAAACAATGAAAGAAATGAAAGATTATACTAGAACTGTGGTTTTAGAATCAACTGGACTTGAAATTATGTTAGATGGAATGCAAGAAGTTATTAACAGCAACGAGGCTATGGATGCGGATCATCAAGCTTTTGATGAATTGGATATTGAAGAAGCTGTGGGCTACGTTCAAGAAAGAATGGGAAATGATTTTAATACTGAAATAAAAAAAGAATTTGAAGAGCAAGAGTCAGAGATGGGAGACTTGTATGACGAAGGTGATTTTTAATGGCGGGTTTAGCTGGAAAGTTAAATTTATTAATCGAGCCAGAAGTAAAAGAATACTTGGATTTTTTAAATTCAACTGATTCAGCCGGACAGCATATCGTTACTCATGAAAGAATTGATAAAAATTTTGAAAACTATGGAAAAGCAATAAATACTTTTTTAGCTTATCCAGATTTATTAGTGGACTTAATGGTTCCTGAAGAATCTACTTTTGGGTTGTATTTCTATCAAAGAATTTTATTAAGAGCCATGAATAGACATCGTCAAGTATATGTGACAGCAACTCGTGCCGCATCAAAATCATTTTTAGCTTTCTTATCTAGATATATTACTACAATGTTATTACCTGGCCACAAATCTTTTATTGTGGCGGATGTAAAAAAACAGGGAGCTACGATTGCGAAAGAAAAAGTATTAGATGATTTGTGGGTTAAATTTCCGTTGTTAGCTAATGAGATGGTAAAAAGAAGAAGAAATGGAAAATTAAAAGAATCTTGGATTTTAAATAAAGATGAGGCGAGCTTTAAATTTACACACGGTGGAGAATTTGATGTAGTTGGTAATGGAGAATCTGTTCGTGGTGGTCGTAGGCACTCAGGGATTGTAGAAGAAGTTATTAACCAAGACAAAATTGCGTTAAACGAAAGAATTATTCCGCTAATGAATGTAAATAGAAGGAATTCAAGAGGTAAAGTAATTAAAAATGAGCCGCATGCGGCTAAAATATATGTAACAACCGCAGGGTACCAAGGAACGTTTGCTTATGATAAGTTAATAGAATCCTTATGCTACGCTGTAATTGATCCAGACAACTACATGGTATTAGGAATGAGTTTTAAAGTTCCAATGCTACATGGATTAATCGATGAAAAAACAATTAGAGAAACAATTGCATCACCAACTTTTGCAAAAGACTCTTTTGATAGAGAGTATGTATCAATATGGAGTGGTGCACCAAAAGGTGCGGCATTCAATGCTCTTCAAATAAGAAAACAAAGAATTCTACCTAGACCAGAATTTAAGGCTACCCTTAGAAGTGGACAGAAAGGTTCATTTTATGCGATGGGCGCCGATATGGCGAAAGATGGAGTTGCAAGAACAACAGTTGTAATTTATAAAATAATTCCAAAAGAAACACTTTACACATATAGGATTGTAAATATCTTTGACATTAATAATTCAAATTATGCTGTAGTTTCAAATATATTAAAAAGACAAATTTTACTATATAATATAAAGTTATTTGTATATGATGCTAATGGAATTGGTGCAGCACTTAGAGACTGGATCAATAGAGAAAGCGAAGACGAAAAAGGCAATATTTTACCAGCCTTTGGAATTATTAACCCACCAAAGGATTCTGCAAAGGATACTTTAAAAGTTCATAAGGATTTAACTATCTGTTATGAAGTTAAGGCTACTGGAGATACGAATACTAGAATGTTAAGACTTTTCTTTGGTAGATTGAACGTTGGAGCATTATCATTATTAACTGCGCCAAGTGAAGCTAGAGTCCGTTTAATGAAAAACAAATGGTTTAGAAAAGCTTCAAGAAGTAAACAAAGAATACAAATTCTTCCGCATTTATTTACAGATTTATTGGAAGAAGAAATGAAAAACTTAGATATTGTAAATACAACCGATGGACAAAATATTCAGACTGTTAAATTAATAAGACGTAATTTAAAAATTCAAAAAGACTTTTTCTCAGCCGCTTCTTATGGGATGTGGGGAGTTCATGAATATTTAGAATTGCCATACTATAAAAAACTTAAGACGATTAAACATAGTATATCAGAATTTATATTATACAATTAGGAGGTGTCTAAATGACTGAGAGAAATTCAAAAAAAAATATTGAAATCTTCAATTCAATAGGTCAGACTTACGAAAATGAATTCAAAACTTTACGTAAGAAGGCAACCAGAGAATATAGAGACTTTGCATCAACAAGTGTAGCGATGGGAAAAACAGCTGTACGCTCTAAAGAGTTAAAAAATATTAGGGATAGAGATTCGTTAGTGAATTTTATGGATTCAGCTTTAACTCAACCTGATCGTTCAATGACATTGTCTAAAGAATTATATTCTTCAGATGCTAACTATTCGAAAATAGTTGAATATTTTGTAAATATGTATCATTATAGACATATAACTTCTTTAAATCAATTGGAATATGAGCAAGAGGTTTCCGATGAAGATTTAATTAAAAATTATAATTTATCAGTTTCATTAGTAGATGGCTTATCAATTAATGTAATGTATAAAAAATTAATGCGAGAATTAATTCTATCTGGTGCAGTTTACTTAACAACTTATAAACAGACTGGAGCAAAGACAATTTCAACATTAATTTTACCAAAAGATTTTTGTAGAACTGGACCGCAAACTAATTTTCATACAAACATTGTTCAGTTTAATTTTAAATTTTTCGATGCTTTCAAAGCGTCATTTGATACAGAGAAATCAATTTTCAATTATTTTCCTTCTGAGTTTAAAAAGCTTTATCAAGAATATAAAATAAATAAAGATAAAGAAAAAAAGCCAGAATGGAGAAATCTCGATGCAAGAAGTTCTACTTCAATTTTAGCGAATGAAGCAGAAATTCCACCTTTACTTCCAGCACTATTTGGGATTAAAGATTATGAAAGTTATCAAAAAAATGAATTACAAAAAAATGAAAATCAATTAGAAAAAATATTAGTACACAAAATAGATACTTACCAAGGAGATTTAATTTTTTCGCTACCTGAAGTTAAATCATTACATAAAGCAATGCAAAAAATTGCTTCTGGAAATGATAAGCTAAAAGTTTTGACAACTTTTGGAAATACTGAATTGCTAGATTTACAGAAAGATAGTGTAAAAGAGCACAAAATTTTAAGTGAATCATATGCAAATATTTTTAGCTCTGCAGGATTAAATAGCAATTTATTTACTTCGAATACTGTCGAAGGTTTAAGAATTTCAATTAAAATGGATGCGGCTATGGTTTGGGGATACATTGAACAATTTTCAAATTTCTTTAGCTTAGCGTTAAATAAGTTTTACAATTTAAGTCCATTACAATTAAAAATAAGAATACTGAATATTGATGTATTTAACGAAATTCAACAAGTTGAACAATATGTAAACAATGCACAATATGGTATTGGGGTTACGGAAGCAATTATTGCAAACGGAATTCCGCAAAGAGAAATTGGAATAAAATTACGTGTTGAAGATTTATTAGATTTCAATACAATGATGAAGCCGTTACAGTCTTCTCATACACAATCTGGAGATGACGCGACGGAAAGTGAAGAAGATGTAAAAAAGAAATCTAAAGAGGTGGAGTAGATGAGAGACAATTTAAATTATCATATTCCAGCAAGAATAGTCGATTTTCAAGCTACTGAGAACAAATATTTAACTAAGGCAAAGTTGGAAGTTTTTTACATAGGAGAAACTGTCGATAAAAGGTTATTTACAGAAAAATTCTCTGAAGAACTGATAAAAACTTTACCACAAATGCCAGTCGTTGGATATTATGACGAGGATAAGGAAGATTTTATAGGACATAATAATGAACAATACATTTATGGATATGTCCCAGAGACTACTAACTTGGAATTTAAAGAAAGAGATGGCAAGACTTTCGCGGTAACAGATGTTATTCTGTTTACTGGACGTGATGATAATATCGGAGACATTGCCAATAGGATTGTTGGAAAAGCACAATCCCTTGAAATGGACCCAGCTTCTGTTACTTATAAAATTAATAAGGAAGATGGGAAATTTAAAAACATAGAATTTACAAGTGGGCACATTACCGGAATGAGTGTTCTAGGAGACGATGAAAACCCAGCGTTTGAAGGGTCTCATTTCTTTACTGAGAAACTAGAGCAAAATCCAAAGTATGCGGAGACATTTGTTAAATTTATAAAAGCAGCTAAAAAATTATTAGCGAGCGAAACAGGAGGTGTATCAATGAATAAGTTTTTAAAAGAATTTGTATTAAACTTTGACGTTGAAGCTTTCATCAAAAAAACATATGACGAAGAAAGAGCAGAGGTGCATGAAGCACTTGCAAATGTTAGAACGGACCAATGGTTCTATATCGTTCAAATGAATTCTAAAACAATTGTAATTTATGATTACGAAACTGGAGAATTCTCAAGAATGGATTATAGCAGATCTGATGACAACATAGAGTTCGAAGACGCTGTTAGGGTTTTCCCTCGCTATCTGACTGAAGAAGAAATTGATAGCACTTTCTCTATTCAAAATGTTGAAGATGAAACTGAGACCGAAGAAACAGAGTTCATTGCGGGTGTGGAAAATGAAGATGAAGGGGACACAGAATTCACTCAATCTAGCTCAAATGAACAAGGGGAGGAATTAGGAGTTGAAGAAGAAACTCATTCGGAAGAAACAACAGACTTCACTGAATCAAATGATTCAGGTTCAACAGAAACATTTACTAGTGAAGAAAGAGCGGAACTTAACGAGTTCAGAAAAAAAGAAAAACTTATTGTTCTTGATAAATATTCAAAATATTTAACAGAAGAAGAAGTTGCGACATTAGTTGAAAATTTAGATAGCTATAACGCTACTGAATTAGAAAAAGAAATTAAAGTCGTAGCATTTGAAGCTATGCAAAAAGCTTTATTAGAAAAAAATACAAATACACAAGAGCCAGTGACAACATTCACTATTGGCAACATTGCTGAAGACGTTGATAGTTCTCATACTAATGACATCTACATAGCAATGAAAAATTTATTATAAGGAGAGGTGACGTAAATGTATTCAGTTTATGATTTATTACCAAAAGGTAAAGTCGTAGAAGTTAACAAATCTACAGGACTTAGAATCGGACATATTTTAGCACAACAATCAATGGTAGTTGCGGGAGCAACTCCACATATTCATGTTCAAGGAGACAGCAAATTTTTATACAACGGATTTATTGGTTTCCAAAAAGTAACAGGAGAAGTAACAGTAGTGGAAACGGCAGCAGGAGTAACTGCGCCACAACCATATTTACATTTTACAGCAGAAAAACAAGGTGGTTATTCTAATTTCTTAAGCCATTATATGACACCATATCATGATAGTGATACTGATGAAGTTTATCCAAGAATGATTGCGCTTTATCCGGGAGATGTTTTTACTACTGATAATTTCCATGGAACAGCAGCTGACGGAACAGTTACAATTGATCCGGCAACAGGGCAAGTTGATTTTGATATTACTATCGGAGCGGCAGGTTCAGGAGAATTAGTTTTTAGAGCAGAAGTAACTACACTACCAGATGCCATAACTGAAGCAGTTAAGTTAGAATACATCGGTAGAAATTAAGGGGGTGAGATAGATGAATTTAAAAGATATATTATTAGAATCAGTGAGACCATCTGATCCTACAAAGTTTAGCACAACTGAAAGAAACACTATCGCTATCAATGCAATTAACAAAGAATTTAATCTTGAAAAAATGACTTCAAGAGATATTAGAAAATATAAGAATGATATTTTTACAATAATTGAAGAAGTTATTGATGAAGTATTACCAAAACAATTAGAGTCTCTATTAGGAGTATTCGCAGAAATTAAAACGATTGGTAGAGGAGACCAAAAAGTATTTAAAATTCCAACCACTTACGCTTCAAAACGTAGAGCACTTGGTGCAATTAGAAACGGAGCAAGAGGGGGAATTTATGAAAGTAGAAGACTTGATGGTTCTTGGATGACAGTTAGTACTCAAATTGAAACTGTTGGTTACCAAATTACTTTAGAAGAATTGCTTTCTGGTTATAGAACTATTTCTGAAATGGTTGACTTAATTACAGCAGGATTCGCTGAAAGAATTTACTTAAACGTAATTCAAGCACTTAGAGCTTTAAAAACAAGAGTGCCAGCAGCAAATAAAATTGCAAGTCCAACAGCATTTGATTCTTCAGATATCAAACCTTTACTAAGAGTTGCTTCAGCATATGGTACTCCAGTTATTATGGGATTTGCTTCAATGCTAGACCAATTTAATAATGCACAAGGAAGCGTTTGGCCAGAGTCAGATTTAGAAAACATTAAAAACACAGGTAGAGTAGGAAAATGGAATGGTTATACTTTAGTAGAACTTCCAAATTATTTAACTGATGCAACAAATTCGACTTGGTTATTCGGAGAACAAGATTTATTTATTCTTCCAGTTAACGAAAAACCAGTAAAAGTTATTCTTGAGGGAGAAGCTTATACCAAAGAAATTGCACAGGCCGCTGGTGGAGAAGAATTACATTTCCACAAATTATTAGGTGTTGCAGTATTAATGGCAAATAATGTATGTATTTATTCTGCTACAGGATTAACTGCAGGTACATATTAATAAGAATTAATTAATTTATTAAATCGGGATATGGGGGATTAATTTCCTCCTGCCCCAAATTAGACAAGTTGTAAAAACAACGAGGAGGAATTATTATGTCTAAAGTTATAGTTATAAGAAAAAATATTCAAGGTGGATTAAACATGACGCTCGAAAATATTGACGATATCAATCAAACAAGAAAATTAATTTTCAACGAGAGAAGACCAACTCATAGAGTTGGAATTGAGTTTGCATTATCAATTTTTACAGATCCGGGTTTATTTGATGCTTACACTAAAGGAATGTTTGTGATTGAAAATGAACAAGCTTTCTATGCTGAAGCAGAATCTCGAGGGATTTATTACAATTTTGATATAAACAAAAAAGAAGAAAAAGTAATTGCTGAAATGGAATACGTTCCAGAGTCAGAAATTCTTGAAAATATTAAGTCTAGGAATTCTAGAGCCTTAAGATTAAAACTTGAAGCAGCATCTCCTTATTTGAAATCTCAATATCTTTATGTCGCTTCTGCGAATATTAAAGAACTTCCATATGAAAATATTACAATCCTTGAAGATGTTCTACAAACTATTTTAGCAAAAGACAATTCGGAGGAATAATATGAAATTTACTGATGTCTATCCACAGATCTTAGATACAATGCAGAGTAGCACATTCGCTGAGTTAGTCGACGCAGATATTGTTGCCTACTTAGATGGGCTAATGATACGGGCAATCGCAGACTTCAGTTTTCCATATGTTTCACTTGCATACACGTATGCGGAGGGTGATGGATATACTTTCATCAACGAAATAACGCAAAGAGAAATTAACGTTTTAATTGTAATGATTAAGTCATTCTGGCTAGAACAAAATCTTGATGATGATAGTTTATTTGGCTTAGTGTACTTCGACAGAGATGTGAAAACATACTCTGCCGGAAATAAACTAAAGGCAATGCAATCTAGGTATGAACTGTCTGAAGCAAAAATAAAGAAAGCGCTTAGCAACTACTACGCAGTAGAAGAAGAAGAGCCTTCGATAGAAACAATTTACGATGAGTAATTTTGATAGATTTCGAAATTTTCAAACCGCAGGCTTAGTACAAGCAGGTGCAAAGCAAAAGGAATTTTTGACAAGGTCAAAATCTTCCAGAACTGTTCTTCACTTACCAGCGAATGAACATATTACCGCTGTGCTTACCAACTCTTATAAAGAGGGCGGGGATGAATTTGTCATGTTTACTGAATACCTAGTGAATGAACAAGATAACGTTATTATTGGAGACTACATCGAGTATGACGAAAAAACATATTTAGTTTATAACGAATATAACCATCCGATGAAGCAATTGTGGTTAAAACACCAACTAATTGAGTGTAATCAAGTGATATCATTTAGCGCGGTGGAACAACCAGTTTACTATATAAGTAGTTTAAGACGTTTTATTAATAATAACATTGATTCTATTGGAAAATCTTTAATAATAAGTTCAGGTTCTAAACCTTTGATAATCACTAGTGATAGTGAAAGATTGTTTACTGGATTGAGGTTTGCAATAGCTGGAGAAATGTTTTCAATTGTTGAAATTGATAAACTGAGTAATCCTGGAATTGCATATATAAGTATTGAACGCGCGTCAATAATGTCGCAAGATGATTTAAATATTGGAACAGCATATGAACCAATTGAATCGAACGATATTACAGATGGGCAAGAGGGTATTCCGGGGATAGGGGAACATCAACTTAGCGGTGGAAGAATAATGGCAGGTTCATTAATAACAGAAACCACATACTTAGGATATATCGAGTTTGATAGAGCTATCAAAATTATTTCTAGAACAGCAACTGAAGTTGTTTGGCAAGCGCCAATGAAGGAAAGTTTAATTAAAGTAACAGTTCAAGATTCAAACTTAGAGAGAACCGAAATTTTTTACAAGGTTGTGATATAACATGAACTCAATAGAATTTATTAAGAATATGGAAAAAAATATGTTTGTTATAAAAAACAAACTATTGGAAAATGTTAATTTACGTAAATTATTATTTTATAGCACTCCTGATGCTTTAGACTTAGAAGCACCTGAAGTATCAAGTGTTAGTAAAAATATAGATTTGACATCAATTTTAGATTATGGCCAAGACCCAAACAATCAAATTAATAGCTTTATAGCTGTTGACTTAGATATTGCAGAGTTCGAAGACAAAGCTATTGAAACAATAAATATTAGCTTATTTTGTCGCCATAGTACAATTTTAATGAATAATAATCGGCTAAGACATTTTGCGCTTTCGCAAGAAATAGCTACAGCACTGAATAAAACCATGTTATTTGGTGTTGGAAAAATGCAATTAGTAGGCATGGAATTAAAAGTTTTAAATAGAAACTACGTTGGATTTGAATTGGAATTTTTTGCAATTGATTCAACTGAAATTACAAAATTTTAAAGAGAGGTGAAATTCTATGAATTTAACAAACTTATTCGATCATCAAAGAGGTAAACAAGGTTTTGTTACAGTTATGAATGTCCTTTTAAAGGATGTTGAGACTGGAGAACCAATGTTAAAATTGGATTCTTTAAAAATCTCGAATATCAATGTTGAAGGAAATGAAAAAGAAATCCGTGGTGGATTAGGTGCAGGACTACTAATGACTTACGGTTACGGTAGAACAGCTACAGTAGAAATAGAAGACGCATTTGCATCAATGGATTCTATGCAATACTTATTTGGTTCTTCAAGTATACTTGAAGGAGCGGAAGTTACTTATAGTATTAATGAAACCATTACAACTGATAACGTTGGAGCTGGAGAATTGTCTAAAGTTTCACAATTGGTTGCAGATAGTGTTTTCGGTATTGACGCAAGTGGAACAAAAGTTTATTACGATAGTGGTGTATGGTATAGTGATGAAGGAACATCTACTGCATTAAGCGCAGTTACCGTAATTGACGCATTCTATGAAGCGACTGGAACTGGAGACGAAAAAGCAATTGTTCTTAAGTCAACAGATTTCCCAGATGCAGTTAGAATGATTGGACACACATTCTTAATTGATGAAGAAGCTGGTAAAAAAATACTTTGTGAAATTGAATTCCCTAAATTTAAATTAGATCCATCATTTGCACTTTCATTGGAAGGTGAAGGAGATGCTTCAACATTTAATTTTACAGGAAAAGCATTAGAAAATGACGACAATGAAATTTTTAAACTAAAATTTATTGGCGACTACGACGACTTAACAAGTATTTAATCAAAGTTATTATAGAGAATTAGAGAGTTAATAGCTCTCTTTTTTATTATGTAAATTTGCCAATTTGCAAATCATATGATATAATGAAGTATAGAATATAATAAGAGGAGGTGTTACGCCCATGTCATTTATCGGAAATGGAGAAGTGTTTGTCAAAGCACCGAATGCCATGAAAATTAATGGAGTAAATTATCAAAAAGATGAGGTAGTTTGCTATTTTCACAATGCAGAATTTGCAATAGGTTTTGCAATAGATTTAACAAAATCAAATAATTCTACAAACATTTTATTATCGCACAATACAAAAAATGCACAACAAGTACAAATAAAAGTAGCTGGTCTAAAGACCGGCGTTTGGCGTTTAATAGGGAAAGAAATTGACGCCTCTAATGCGGCCAAACCAGCAGCAAAGAAAATAATTAGCGACTCAAATGGAGAGGCCTTTTTGCCCGCATCAGGAGCGGTAACAACTTTAGCAATTTCAAATTTTGAAACAATGCAAAAAGAAAGTGGATTTACCTTTACTTCTGAGGGACACATAACTGGATTGCCAGCTGATGAAGTATTTATAGCAATGTACTCCGAGATATTAGATTTAAAAATAGCACACAAAATTACCACTGATTCAATTCCTTATCTTTCGTTAGAATTTGTACAGGAAAATCAAGATGGTACAGTTTTAATAAAAATTCCAAAAGTTTCATTATCAACTAGTCCTGATTTCACTTTCAATTCTGAGACAATGGTTTCGATACCAATTAATTTTATAATAGTTAATAGTGAGGTAGAAATTTACGAGTATGAGTGATAAAAAATTAAAAAATTTTTATATGAAACCTCAAAAAGTTTTTGCTTTACCATCTTCAGTTTTGCATCAAGGGACTAAAACTTACATTCATAATTCTGGATGGAATTTCCTTGAGACAATGAAAGAAAAAAAAGTAGATGCCGACCAAATATTGAAAGTAGAAGTAACAAAGACCAAAATTTATTTAAATTCTCTAATTAAAATTTATGAAAAAAGAGAAAAGGAATTCATTAGCAAACTTCAAAAAGAAAATTCAACTATAGATTCAAATGGAATTAAGAGTAAACCAATCACTAGAGAGTCTTTTAAAAAAGAATTAAACGAGTTGCTTAAAAATGATCCGCAAATGGCAAGCATTTATAGTTTCAAATTCAATATGCACGGTAAAGGCTCTGCAGCAAAACAAGCTGCCAGTGCTACTAGACGCGGGGATCCTACTAAAAGGGGTCAAGCTAACACTCAGATATTTAATTCACTAAATAAAGTTTTAGATGAGTTAAATAATGAAAATAAATTTACTCAAAAAAAGAACACTTACTATGAGTCATTCAAGAAAAAAGTGGAAAAAGTTAATTTATTCGCAAAAGAAATTAATTTTGATTTCAATAGTAAAGAAAATTCAAATAGATTGTTTAATCTTATGTTCTCTACTGAAAAAGATTTGGGGCATGTAGCAGAAGAAGTTGTCGCAGATATTATTTTAGGTAAGCAAGATTATAAAATAAAAAAAGGAATGGCCACTAAGGGCTTCGATTTATTCGTTACGGAAAATGAATATGGAATAGAAGTTAAAACAAACATTAGTGGAATTTTATCAAAAAGTGTTGCGGGCGAACGAACTCTTGGAGAAGTTATCTCTGGGAAATCAAAAGATAAGCAAGCCGAAGCCCTATACGCTATTGGGAATCTGATGTATACCCAAATGAAAGTCAAATATAACTCAAGAAATAGATACGGCCCATTAGCTACTGGTTTTCAATTGAG